GCTTTTCAGACGGTGAAGAGAGTAAATTGGTTGCAGGTGGTTTATCAAGAATAAACTCAGCTAATATGAATTGTGCGATTTACAAAGGATGTCTAAAATTTACATTAACAGATGAAGGTAAAATAGATAGAGCCAAGATAGCCTTATTTAATCGAAACAATAATGTAAATTCTTACAGAAAATACATAAAGCGAGAACACAGTATAGAGTATAAAACTACATACAATCGTACTAGTAAGCTGTATGTAACAACTATATACGGATGGTCAAGTAGTAGTCAAGTATCATACTATTCTGAGAATAAAGAAGATAGTATACTTTTAGCTATATATGCTGTCAACAAACGACTAACATCTAAGCATTAGACAAGCGTTAAAAAAGAGGATAAATAATGAAGAAATTAAAATTAGAAGAAACAATAGTTAATATGGTTCTTAATCCTAACAAGAAATTTAGGTTAGAATATTGGAGTTTAAATAGTGATACCTTTGATGATGAGTATATCTATTGGTGTGATAAGTATAAGAGATTTAGAGGTAATGGTAATATTGATGAAGATATAAATGATTACTGTACAGAAAGAGATGGTTGGGGTGAATATATTAGTCCTAATAAATAATATAAGAAATGTATGGAGAATAAGATGATACAAATAAAAAATAGATTTTCCTTGGAAGTAATTTTTGAAAGTAAAAAAGATACAGTCAAAGAAGCAGTAATAGAAGCGGTTATTAACGGTACTAATCTATATGATGCTAATTTATGTGGTGCTAATTTAGGAGGTGCTAATCTATTTGGTGCTGACCTGTGTGATACTAATTTAAGAGGTGCTGACCTAGGAGGTGCTGACTTAAGTAGTGCTAATTTAAGAGGTGCTGACCTAGGAGGTGCTAATTTAGGTGATACTAATTTGTGTGGTGCTAATCTATGTGATACTAGTCTGTTAGCAAGCGGAAATATGAAGGAATTGAGGACAATGCAAATTGATACTTATAAAATAGGATTTACACTTGATACCTTGCAGATAGGATGCCGAAGACATAAGATAGAAGAGTGGAAAAGCTTTAGTGATGAAGAGATAGCAGAAATGGATGATGGTGCTTTAGAGTGGTGGAATAAATTTAGACCTATTATATTTAATATTGTAGAGGTTTGCTATGAAGATAAATGGAAAGGAAAATTATTAATTGAACTAAGCAAGGAGGACAAACAATGAAACTAGTAATTAGAAAGAAAGATAATTATAATTTTATCTTAGCAGATAAATTAGATAAACCAAAGATATATACTATGGCTGGTAAAGATATTATTAGTAACTATGACAATCAAGATTACTTCTATGGAACTATTCATGGAGCTATATATGGATTGCTTAAACATAGTAAAAAGAATAAAGGTATCTCATTAGAAGATATTCCTAATGAATTAGCAAAAATTAAACCTAATAGTGAAGATATTAACTACAATCAGTATTTAGATATAGATGCAGATAGTATGTTAGCTATCCTTGAACTAAGCAACTAGGTAAATAGAGCAAAACTATTACTAGGCAAAACATTGTATGCCTAAACATAAAAAGAGCTATAAGGAGCTATACGTGAGTAAAGAAAACAAGAAGATAGGAAGACCTAAAGGTGAAGATAAAAAACAATTATCTTTTAAATTAAGATTACACACAGTGGAAACACTTAAGGGGATACAAGAAGATACAGGAAGAACACAATCAAGTATCATAGATCTAGCAGTAGATATGTATGCTGGTAGTCTAATAAAAGGATAACCATGAGTTTAAGGGAACAGGAATTAGTTATAAGAGTATATCAAATACTCTTAGAGGAAAATCAAAATCAGTAGGAGGTTTTAAATGGAAATTCAAAATTTAACACAAGGAGGGGTTGCAAAATGAGTTTAACGAAATTACTTGAGAATACTGAAGACAGAGAAGATAATATTAATTTAGCAATCGACGCCTGACTCAATTCTTTTTCTTAGTTGTTATAAATATAGAGATAAATGGGATTTAGAATTAGCTTACTTTGATTTTAGTGGTAGAGTTAAATCTATCGAAAGAGAATGTTATACTAAAGCATCAAATGTAGATGAGATTGTTTTATGCTTTACTGCTAAGACTAACTTTAGATATGACATATATCCTGAGTATAAAGATAGTAGAAAGAAACAAACTGATGAAGCAGGATTGTTACTAAAAGAAAGAGTTAGAGAACTAAAGACATTAGTGTACAAAAGAATTAAAACTATGTGTGATGTCAATGTAATAGTAGAAGCAGATGATCTAGTTATCATGTATGCTAATCAAGGTTATTTAATATCTGCTATGGACAAAGATATTATTCATCAAACACCTACTCAATGTTTTAACTTCAAGAAGTGGGAATGGAGTAAAGGTTTAGATAGTGTAGAAATTAACACTAATAGATTAATCCAATCTATAGAGGGAGACTCAACAGATAACATCAAAGGAGTCAAAGGTATGGGTAAGGTTAAGGCTGGGAAGTTTGTAGCTGATTTGACTAGTGGGACTAATACATTTACTGATTATGTAAATCTATTCTCAACACCTGAAGATATGTTAATGAATATGAGATTAGTTGATATGCATCAATACAATGGTACATTAACTATGACAACAGTTCAAGACATAAGTGACATGATTGATACTATCACAATAGATGACAGTGATGTATCTTTTTAGTTTCCAAAATCTTTAAATAAAGCAATAGCAAAAACAATACCAATATCAATAGCAACACTCAAGCTTGACTCAATGTTGACTCAATGTTGACTCAAGGAAAGAACATATTGTTTCTATATAAGTTACATATAAGGCGAGAACGGATATAGTTCTGAACAACTAAACAAAAAGGAAGAAAATGAAGACAACAAACAAGAAGGGTATGTTAATCACTCTTGATGAAGATTCAAAAGAATATCTTAGAAGTTTAGCTGAAATAAATTCAAGCTCTATGAGTTATGAAGTAAGAAGGTTAATTAAAGATGAACAACGAAAGCACAGAGAAAAAGAAGGCAACACTAAATAGTTTTATCTCTTTATGTGAAGCAAGTGATGGAGGTAATATTCCAACAGGATATACCTATAGAGATGTGTCAAAAGTCATTAGTGAAAGGTATCCAACACAATCTGTCGAGGTAGTCAAAGTGTTCTTTAGAAGTAAAGACAGAAAGACTAACAATAAACCATTCACTTATCCTGAGGAACTACCAGTAGGAACAGCCACTACAATCAGTAATGATTTGTATGATGTCAGAACAACTGTAGGAATTGCTTATGGTCAAATTGTAGAGCCAACAGCAATGAAAGAAGAATATCAACCAACAGAAGAAGAGTTAAAACTAATAGAGGAGTTATCGTGAGTAGAATAGTATTAAAGAATGAAGACTGTTTAGTAGCAATGGATAAAATGATTGAGAAGATTAGTAGCTTTATATATGAAAGAGGACTTAATCTTAGTGGAGGAATTAAAACTACTCCTAAACAAGAAGGTATTGAAGCAAGTGCTTTAATTGATACTGTAAGTATAGGTGTAGAATATTCTGTTGGAAAACTCTTTATTAGAGCAAACTTTAGAGGAAGTAAGAAATACTTTGAGTTTCCCATAAAAGAAGAAAACTACGAGAAGTGGGGCGAAAGAATAAAAATCCTATACATAGACAGTACAGCAGATTTTGATTTTGATAACTCAGAACCAGTAGATTTTTAAAAGGAAAAAAATGAACAATAGTATAATAGAAAAATACGATATTAAAGATTACGAGCAACCTGAAATAAATATTCCTGACTTTAAAGAAAAGCATGGAATTATTCTTATAGTCGGAACTAGTGGGAGTGGAAAAAGTACGATACTAAAAGAATGTGGGCTAGATAAAGAAATTAATTTTGATTCGAATATAAGCATTATTGATAACTTCTCTAACTATGAAAATGCTGAAAAGTTTTTACTTTCCGCTGGTTTAAGAAGTGTACCTACTTGGTTTAAAAATATAGACAAAGTTTCAAATGGAGAAAAACATAGAGCCGAAGTCGCACTATCTCTTGATAAAGGAATTAACTGTATTGATGAGTTTACGAGTGTTGTAGATAGAAATACTGCTAAATCTCTATCAGTAGCATTAAGAAAGGGTTTTGATAAAGGAGACATTACTAATCTGTTTATTGCTAGTTGCCATAGTGATATAATCGAATGGTTACAACCTGATTTTATATACGATACTGATATGCAAAAATTTATTCAAAAGGATTCACTTAGGAGACCAGAAATTAATATTGAAATCGTTGCTAGTTCCCACGAAGATTGGATTTATTTCAAAAAACATCACTATTTAGACACCAATATGAGCAAGTCAGTTCATTGCTACACTGCATATATAGAAAATATGAAAGTTGGTTTTTTGTCAATAATTCACGGATGTGGTAGAGACATAAGAACATACTGGAGAGAAAGTAGGCTTGTTGTTCTACCTGAGTTTCAAGGGTTAGGAATAGGAAAAGCCCTAAGCAATACAATAGCCAACGAATATACAAATAGAGGACTTAGATATTTTTCAAAAACTTCACATCCATCTATGGGGGAATATAGAAATAATAGTGATAACTGGAGACCAACAAGTACAAATATGAAAAAAAGGAAAAGTTATTTAAAGAAAAATGGAGAAGCTAGAATATCTAAAGGATTTGGAAAAACTGAAAAGACCATACTGAGAGATGCGGACAGACTCACATACTCACATGAATTTATAGGTACAGAAATGGATGATGGGCATTTTGATATAGCTAAAGATAGAATCAATGAATGTCAAGATTTGTAAGAAGACAATGAAGGCTATTGTATCTAGTAAAGATACTATCCTGAAGGAAAAAGATTTAACAGTTGAAGAGTATGGTGAGTTAATGAGAGAGTTGATACCTGAAGAGATGTTAGATACTGTTAGATTAGCTGACAAGTTATTTAAGTCTAAAAATTTTACATTTAAGGAGATATAATGAACATTTTAAGTTTATTTGATGGAATGAGTTGTGGTAGGATTGCTTTAAAAAGAGCAGGAATTAAAGTAGATAATTATTATAGCAGCGAGATAGATAAATATGCTATTCAAGTGGCAGATAAGAATTATCCACAAGATGCTGACAAAAGATTAGGTAGTGTTATTAACTTAGATGCAGATTATCTAAAAACACTAGATATTGATATGATTATTGGTGGTTCACCATGTCAAGGATTCAGTGTAAGCGGGAGTCTAAAAGGGAGTGCTACAAAGTGTGGAAAAGATGTAACTACTCTCGAACAATACTTAATGCTAAAAGAGGAAGGTTTCGAATTTGATGGTCAGTCTTATTTGTTTTGGGAATATGTAAGAGTATGGAAGGCTATACAGCCTAAGTATTTCTTTTTAGAAAATGTGAGAGTAACTAAAAAATGGCTACCTATGTTTAATGAGGCTATGGGTGTTGAGCCAATTATGATTAATAGTTCTTTAATGTCGGCTCAGAATAGAGTGAGATTTTATTGGACTAACATACCTGGACTTGAGCAGCCACAAGATAAAGGGATTTTACTTAGAGATGTCCTAGAAACAGATATAGACACCTCTAAGTATAAAGTTAAACCATCTGTTCTTAAGAATATAGAAAGAGATCACAATGAGATTATAAAATCAAACAAAGACTTCTTTACTATGAAGACCACCAGTGGCTTTCAAGACAACAAAGTAGGACTAAGAAAGACACCATGCCTAAGGGCGGGAAATAGTGCGACATATATTCTCCAGGTTAAAGAAGCCACAAAGAAAGGCTATACAGAGATACAAGATGGTGATTGTTTTGATTACAGTGTTCCAAATTCAAAAACAAGACGTGGCAGAAACATGAAAGATAAATCTAACTGTCTACAGACTTCTAACGGATTTATGAGATATGAACATCCGACATATAGAAAGCTGACACCATTAGAATGTGAAAGACTACAAACTGTTCCTGATAATTATACTGAGGGAGTTTCTAATTCACAAAGATACAAAATGTTAGGTAACGGCTGGACAGTAGATGTGATAGCACATATATTTAAAGGTATTAGAGATGATTAATATAAGCTTTATAAAGTTAAAAGGAAAAGTTACAGATGCATATCATCTTACACTAAAGGGTTGGAGATCTAAGGCAGTTACTTGGGAAGACATACATAAACCTATGTCTAGTAGTAAAATACAATATTCATGCTATGCGTGGGACAAAGGAATCAAGTCTAGTAAGAACTTTGATAGATCTAATCAGAACTGTATCATTATTGATATCGATGATGGTATGTCTATAGTAGATTTTCAATCTTTGTTTAGTAAATATAAATATATCATTGCTACAACTAAATCACATCAGCTTGAAAAGAAAGGTATTGTTTCTGATAGGTTTAGAGTATTAATACCAGCTATTAATATTCCAAGAGAACATGATGTTTACTTTAGAATGTTAGAACTAATGTTTCCATTCAATGATGAACAGACTTTAACTAAGACTGCTTCATTTCTAGGAACAAGTGATTGTATTGTTTTAAAGAACGAAGGTAAACTATTAGATTGCTTTAAAGCTAAAGAATTGGCTAAGAAACAACTAGAATCTGAGTATGTTGAAAAGATAGTTATAGATAAAGATTTAATTAATAGTTATGGTAGTAGTAGCTTAGAAGATATTAAAAAACAACTAACTACTGAGATGATACAAGATGTATTAGAATCTATTGGCATAGAGTTTGTCAATGGTAAGTGCAAGTTGAGACCCGAAGAGAATACAAGTAGTGCTAAGATATATGAATCAGGATATATATGTGACTATGGTTCTAAAGAAATAAGTGGTGATATCTTTCATGTACTTATGGAGTTAGAAGGTATGACTTTTAGAGAGTCTTTAAAGTATGTACAACAATTCATATAAAGGGAGAAAAGATGTCAACATCAAAAAGAGAAGAGGTAGATTATCAAGCAATAAGACATGCCATGATAGAAAGATATTTAAGTCCACAAGTTGAAGTGTGGTTTGATAGATCCGTTATGAGAAGGTATGTTGGGCTAGGATATAAACATAATGGAGAGGTCTTTACTGTGAAGATAGAGATTAAAGGAGATGAAGATCATTATCAAAGCATAATGGATGGTGCTACCATGGTACAAGGAAAGATAGATGAACAAATATGACAAAACAAAGAAAGGTGTGATAACTAAGCTTTATAGTCATCAGAGGTCTAAGTGTAAATCAAGAGGCTTTGATATGCCAGCCTATACAAAAGAAGAGTTTGGTTGGTGGATTATGAATCAAGATATATTTCATATACTGTTTGAATACTGGGAAAATACAGGACATACCAAAAATATGAAACCAAGTGTAGACAGAATTAATAATCACAAAGGATACACTCTTGACAACATACAGCTGATGACTTTCCAAGATAACAGAAGAAAAGGGCACTATGATTGCATAAGAGGAGATATAAGCTCAGGAAGACCACATAGAGCTGTAAGACAAGTGACTAAAGATGGAACGAATGTTGGTACTTATATCTCAATCAATGAAGCAAGTAGAGTGACTGGCATAACTGTTGGGAACATAGCTAGTTGTGTAAACATCAACAAAAAACAATATACAGCAGGAGGATTTGTATGGACATACGAAAATTAAATCCATTGGTTCAAAAAATGGTAAAAGACTTACAGAAAGCTAAACTATCAATGGGACTAGGATTGGCTTGTAGTGCTGTCCACTTTAAGATGGCAAGCATTGCAGGACAGATGAGAGTGTGTGTAGACACAGAAGCAGGTTTTGGTACAGCAGTATCAAATTTCTATGGTTTGAGCTTTAGCCCTAGTGGGAGTGGTAAAAGTATTGGTGTTAACTTGCTAGACAATATGTACTTCTCTTTGGCTTTTGATTACATGAAAAAAGAGGTATATCCTAAGTTTAAGAAGAAAGCTATACAGAAACTAGAAAATGACGGAATAGAGAGAGCTTTGCAAGCTTGGACTCCTAAAGCTTCTAATGCTACTTTGTCTGGACTGTATAGTGCTAGTGAAACAGCATATCTTGTAGGAGTGGGAAATGTTAACTTATCTGTAGATGAAGTAGCTGATGCAGTAGTGGGCAAAGCTGATTTGTTTGATATATTGCTGGAGTGTTATAATAATGGAGATTTTCCAGCACAACTAAAGAGGTCAGATAATAATCCATTAGACATAGATGGAATACCAGTAAACCTATATGCTTATGGAGACAAGTCAAAGCTAATCAATGGAGACAATATTGAGTTTGCTTTTCAGAATTTATTAAAGACTGGATATGGAAGAAGGTTTGTGTTTTCAGACGATAAAACAGTAGAAGTAGAAGAGAGATCTCCAGCAGATGTAGTAAAAGAGATGAGAGCTACTGAACAGATAAAGAAAGATAGACTTCCAGACAGGGAAAGAATAAGAAATCTTATATCTGCAAAGAAGATGAATAGTGTGTTGACTTTAACAGATGAAGCTATGTTGTTCTATGCTCAGGTGCAATGTGAAGGTGAGAACTTTGTTAAGACTAATAAGGGATTGGCAGAAGCAGTACAGTCTGATATGCTTAATAGAGTATTTAAACTTGTTAAGTTGGCTTCTATTTATGCCTTCTTTGAAGAGAAAGACAAAGTAGAGATAGAGCATATGCAACAAGCAAAAGAGATAATAGATGAATCTAGTAGGGTATTAACAGAGATTACTAAACTAAAGCCCTTACATCATAGACTGCTGGAAAGAATGCTAGAAGAAAGTAATCCTTGCACCAATCAGCACTTTTTGTCTTATCCGTTTATTCCTAGTGGGTGGACAAAGAAGATAGAAGAAGTTATTAAACTAACTAAAGAGCTTAGTAGTGAAAAGAATTATCTATGGAAAGAAGTATCTCGAAAAGGAGTAGTTTATTATAGTGTTACTAAACAAGATGAAAAGACTGAAGAGATATTAAAGGAAGTAGATCAAGCTGAAGAGATTGAAGCTGAGAAACTAAATGATGAGCAAGAAGATTTGCTCCGTCTCCTTTATGACTAGGAGATAGAATGAAAGTTAATATAGATGTAGATTTAATGTGTAAGTCTAGTGATAATCTTAAAAAAGCTTTTGATGACTTGAATATTAAATATAAGTATCACGGAGAAACTTTCCCCTTTAGTAGAAGTGGGCATTATAGCTTCAAGTGTACAAAGAATGACAAAAAGCATATATTAAAATATTTAAAAAAATATGAATACTACATAATTAAGGAGATATAGATGACTGCATACGAGGTTATTATGAATGATTTTAAAATATGGTGGGATAATGAGGGTTCAGGAATGAAGCCAAAAAAAGAAGAGGATATGGAAGAGTTTGTATACAGAATGACTATGTTAGCATGGGATAACGGAGCATTTAAGCAAAGAGAGCAATTTTTAAGGGGTAAAGAAAATGAAAGTTAAAAACAAACAAACAGGAGTAGTTGTAGAAGCTACTAAGATTAATGAAACTACTTATAGTGTAGAAGGCAAGGAAGTAGCTAAAACTGATATGGCTACTATGTATGAGATAGTTAAAGCAGTTAAGCCAGCAGTAGCTAAGCCAATAACTAACAAGATAAATATAGTAGCACCAACAGTAGAGATAGGTGGAGACAAGGTAGCTGAGTTGTTTGATGCGATAGCTAAAGCTAGTGGTCAAATGAAGAATCTTAATAAAGGGAAAGAAGCTTTTAATTATAAATATATAACTCTAGGACAAGTAATTGATATGACTAGAAAGCCTTTGGCTGATAATGGATTAGCTGTTATGAATTTCCCATCTACTTATATAGTAGAAGACCAAGTGATAGCTAGGGTAGAGATGATAGTATCTCATAAAGATGGCTCATATATATCTAGTGTATTTGATGTTCCTGTTAATGAGAATAAGAAACAACAATTCGTCCAGAGTGTAGCTACAATTCAATCGTATTGTGTTCGTTACCATAGAGTTAATCTATTAGGTATAGCTGGGGAAGATGATACTGATGGAGCATAGATAATGATTGGCATTTGTATATCTGGTATCAATCACTATCTATAGAGAAGATTTTATGGCGAAGAGAAAGATGTAAGACCAATATTTATATATATGAATTAAAAGAACACGGAGTGCCCAAATAATGCAAAACTATTCTTAGGAATACAATGTGTAGGGTAGAACAATTAAAGACCGTATAGGTCATCAGGTAAAAGGATAAACAATGCAAGAAGCAGTAAATCTATATGCAGGAATCACGCTAATTAGTGCAGATGACAAAACACCAAAGAGAATGAGAATAGGAAACTATTGGAAAGAAGAAATTAATGGCAAGTATTCAAAGTGTGTATCAATAGAAAGATACAATAAAAGACAAAGCAAAGGATTATAAAATGAGTTTAGCAAATCTATTTAGTGATATACAAGAAGTAAGTGAAGAATTAAAGAATGAAGAACTAGAGAATAAGAGTGGTGGTGGTTTTGTAACTACTAATGGTATTTATAAATCAACTATTGAAAGAGCATATGTTACTGCAACTAAGAAGGGTGGAGTACAGTTTGATTTACATTTAACTGGTGATAACTTAATTAACTTTAGACTATATCCAGTATCAAATAAGAATGGAAAGAAAGTAACTACTTATACTTATAAGGGTAAAACTCAAAGCTTACAAGATTATAAGATGTTAAAGCAAATAGTATTCTGTGCTACAGGTAAAGGTCAAGAGCTAGAAGACATTAAGATTGAAGAGCAAGATATTGAGTTTAAAGAGTACGGTAAGGCAGTTAAATTAACTGTTGGTATGCTAACTGATTTAGTTGGTAAAGAAATTCAATACGGTGTTAGATGTGAAGAAGAGTATAACTATGAAGATGGTGAAACTGATAAGACTTCAATTAAGACTGATGATGAAGGTAATCCTAGATACAAGAAAGTATTGTTCTCAGTATATTCTGCTTTAGGTAAGACTCCTATTGAGATTATTAAGAAAGAAGATTCTATTCAGTTAGCTAAAGATAAAGAGTTCTTACTAAGTGACAAGGGTATTAAGAGAGTTAAATTAGAAGCTCCAGAGTTTGAAGATGATGAGACAACTATAGACATTAATGATGAAGACATTCCTTTTTAATCTATGAGAAATAAAGAAGATTGCTTTAAATATCAACCTGAAATTAAAACGGCTACAAAGGCTAACTCCTTTGTGGCTGGTGGTAGAGTTATATATCTCGTAAAGAAGAATCAGGAAGGTAGAGCAAGCAGGGTGCATAATGCATACGATAAAGATACTAAAATCCTTTTGGCTAGCCATTGGGATAAAGAGTATTTAATTAAGTACCTACAAGGTAAAGATTTATCTTGTTTAGGTAATACACAAGGAGTGCTATTCTAATGGATTGGTATTATAAAAGTGAAGTCTTTAATCCTAATGAACCTATAAATCATTATGGGTTTATCTATAAGATAATATTTGAAGATGGTGAAGGTAAATTATATAGTTACTATGGAAAGAAGAGTCTTTATAGAAAGAAGACTATGCCACCACTTAAAGGATACAAGAGAAAAAGAGTATCTATGATTGAGTCTAATTGGAGACTATATACAGGGTCAACAGATGCTAGTAGAAACATGATACCTATATCAAAAGAGATACTAATGTTTGCTGACAGTAAGAATCATTTATCTTATTCAGAAGCTAAAGTATTATTTGATAATGAAGTTCTATTCAGTGCTGATTGTTTAAATGCTAATATTATGGGTAAGTATTTTGACAATGTTAATAGAAGAGCAGGAGAATGGATTAAGTGGTATGATAAGATGATCATAGAAAAGGAAGAGTAATGGGAAATCATATTGATGCTGTGGAAAAGATGAAAGAGAAAGCAAGTAATAATGTTCAATCTTATAATATTGGTGAAAGTAATTATGCTGAGAAGAATATACAACCATGGCATATATGGGCTGAGTATAAGTTAGATCCATGGAGAGCAGATATTGTTAAGAGGGTTCTTAGAACAAAAGAAGGTCAAGGTAAACTAGACTTAGAAAAGATTATACATATATGTAGATACTTGTTAGAAAAGGAATACAATGAAAGCAGTAATTAAAGGACTACATCCAAGAGAAGATGGCAATGAATATGTTGTTATCTTTGAAGATGGAAGAGAAATTAAGTGTGCAACAATAGATGATGCAATGAAGATAAAGGAAGCAGGATGATTAGTTATTGGCAAAAAGGATTAGCTAAGTGGAGAAGTGATAGAAACATTACTGAACCATCTGGTAATATTGTTATGATGATACATGAAGAAGTAACTGAATTACATGAAGCTGAGATCAATAAAGATGAACATGAGATAGTAGATGCTTTAGCAGATATTATTGTACTGTCTGTTAATGAATTAGAACTGATGGGTTATGATGTTGATGGTGTTATGAATGAAGTAGTTAAAGAAATTAGTTCAAGAAGTCAATGTCCTAAACAGAAAGAAGACTGGAATAAGAATGGAGCTAACGGTAAGTGGCTCAAAGATAAGAACCAGAATGATACTTATAAGGCAAAATATAATGGCTAAAAAAAAGATAGCTAAAAAGAAAGACTATGTCAGAAAGATAGTAAAGAATGATTCTGGTCAATATTTAGTTATGGTTTCTGAAGATCTGGTAGATGCTTGGAGTATTGAGAAAGTATTCTATAAAGAGATATTTGCTATTTCATACATTCGAAGAGCAGAAGACTAAAAGGGGAACTAATTCCCCTTTTAATATTTGTCCATTACATTTGTAGCAGTTTTTATTCCACATTTTTCCATAAACTTCTTTAAGCTTTTAACTCTAAGATCGTCTTCATGGCGTTTCTTTTCTTCTTCTGTATCT